GGTAATGCAGTATGTTATCGATCTTGTCGGCTATTGGTTCCAGCGAATCGTCGGGAGACTCTATATCTCCATTGCAATAATCAAGGCAGATTCGACTGGCCTTTGTTTCCAATCGCCTTAGTTTTTTGCATAAGATGATCGGGTCAAGATCTGTGTGGAAAATGCGGTTTAGGTTTTCACCATGCCGCAAAATCCGTTCCTGCATAATAGCTTGTTTGGATTTTTTCATCGTCTCAATTCTCCAGGTTATCGGCGGGTATCGCCGCCACTATGCCCACTAGATAGGCATAGGGACTGGGACACTATCGGTTAACGTAACTCCGGCAGGCCGCTAGGATGCTATCTAGCCCATAAGTACGGATCATAAGTGCTGACCCGTATATGCGCTGATTTTCATCAACCCTTAATAACAGTATAGACTATAATCAAATAATGTCAAGACATTAATTAATATAGGTCTAGGGGCTTATATCCAGTAGGAGGCAATTATTATGGCAAAGAAGGCTACCACTAAGGCGTCTTCTAAGCCGACAGCTAAAAAGAAGTCGGTAAAGAAGGTGGCTACCAAATGAGGCGTCATCATGGCTAGAAAGAATGAGCACGGTATAACGGACCAGCAGAAGTTATTCGCGGATCTTTATCTTGCTGATAAGGAACGGAACATCACTAAGGCTTATCAGGGGGCATACCCTAAATGTAAGACTTATTCTGCGGCATCATCGTCTGGGAATAAATTGCTGAAAAACCCTAAGATTGAGGCGTATATTGCCAAGAAACTTGAACAGCACTCTGAGACGCTTGAACTTAAGCAAATAGATGTGCTTAGAGAGATGGCGGCTATTGCGTTCTCAAATATCAAGGATTACTTGATATGGTCGGATAATGGCGTAACCATGAAGCACTCTGAGGAAATACCTAAAGAGGTTGCTGCGTGCATATCGGAGATTACTGAGACAGTTAATCAGGCTGGTGGGTCACTTAAATTTAAGCTACACGACAAAGTGAATGCGCTTATAAGGCTTGGTCAAGAGCTGTCTAAAATCAGTGGTGAGCAAGATATGTGGACCACAAAGAAGGTTGTTGGTGACCCTGACAACCCAATACACCACGTACATCATCCTGCTGAGTCAATTGACATGGGTCTGATCAAGAAGGCTAGGATGTCATCGAAGGCCAAGCAGCAGCAGCGTGAAAAGACTATTCACTAATGACCGGCGCCGTTGCTGAGAAACATATAAACCATGATTTCGTCAATGAAGCGCTATTGTGGTTGCCCACGGCCACGTTCGACCAGGCGATGGATTTCTATGAAAGTGCCAGCACAGATCCTAATTGTGACCACTGGACGGTTGCACAACTGGCAAAGGCTGATCGCTATTACCTGATAACCCATGTACTGGGTGGATGGTATGCGGTTGATCCATGGATATACGAGCGCTGTAGAGAGGTTGAAGCAGACTCTGATGGTCACCTGGACCTATGGGCCCGGTATCACTTCAAGACCACGCTGATCACGTATGGTGGGATTATCCAGGAGATTATAAATGATCCTGAGATCACAATAGCGATATTCAGTCACGTGAGGCCCATTGCTAAGGGCTTTCTGAACCAGATCAAGCGGGAGTTGGAGGGTAACGATTTTCTAAAAGAGCTGTACCCCGAGGTCCTGTATCAGAACCCTGCAAAAGAGAGCCCGAAGTGGGCGCTGGCGGTAGATACTCCCGTGTTTACAGTTGATGGCTGGAAAAAGCATGGCGACCTGGTGCCCGGGGACAAGATTTATGGGGCGAACGGGCAAGTGATTAATGTTACCGGGAACTCCGGCCCGATGAACGGTGCGGCCTGTTTTCGAGTCGTTTTTGATGATTGTGAGTTAATCGCGTCATCTGAGCACCTGTGGCCCGTTGAGTGCAAAACTTCACGCCCATGGTGTGAAGCAGAGGTTCGTATTTTTCAAACCGATGAGTTGCAACCGCGTGCGAAACACCGCCGAATGCTTGCGACGCCGATACTTTCTCCGCCGTCACGATCGGACAAGACTACGGTTGACCCATACGTCCTTGGCTTGTGGTTAGGTGATGGAACGGCGGGCACGAACATCATTACGTTTGGTAAAGACGACGAAATAGAGGGGTTAGATCAGGTTCGTCTTGCCGGATATGAGCCGTATGTTCATCGAAAAAAACAAACAGACAATTTTTCGATGTACGGCTTGAAGGGACTAAAGGAAAAATTAGAAAAGCTGGGATGCCTCAGAAAAAAATTCATCCCTGATAGATACCTTTATGGTGACCGAAAGGAGAGGCTGGCTTTGCTTCAGGGGTTGATGGACTCTGACGGTACCTGTAAAAAAGAGTCGCAGCATCGTTGTGCTGGTATGTGCATGTTTAGTAACACGAACCTGGCTTTGGCTGATGGTGTTTTCCATCTTGCCGTGTCGCTTGGTCTGCGTCCCTCAAGGTGTTCGTTTAAACCTAAGAGTCGAGGCCACAAGCGCGTGCACCATATTTATTTCGTGGGGCTCAAGACCGTTCCGCCGTTCCGACTTCAAAGAAAGCTGGAACGATGTAAAGAAAAACGCCACCAACCTGCACGGTACCTACGCGCTGTGGAGCCAACAACCGCGGTTATGGTTAACTGCATTAAGGTAGATGCCCCGGACAGCCTTTATCTGGCGGGACGTAATATGGTACCAACGCATAACTCTGAGGATGAAGGGCTTATAGTCAGGCGCAAGGGGAACCCGCGTGAGGCCACACTGGAGGCGTGGGGGCTGGTAGATTCGCTACCCACCTCACGACACTACAAGTTGAGGGTATATGATGATGTTGTGACCGAGAAATCGGTTACCACACCGGAGCAGATACGGAAGACCACGGAGAGACTGGAATTATCGTACAACCTGGGTACTGAGGATGGTGGCCGTGAATGGTTTGCCGGCACTCGCTACGCATACGGTGATACGTACGAGATCATCCTGAAGCGTGAGAGCGTGAAGCCGCGGATCTACCCTGCTACCGATGACGGGACCGCCGCCGGCAGACCGGTATTTCTCACCCAGGAGGCGTGGGAGAAGCTGAAGAAAAAGACGTCGATATACGTGACAGCCTGTCAGCAACTTCTGAATCCTGTTGAGGGCTCGAAGCAGACATTCAAGGCGGAGTGGATACGTCGTTACGAGATTCGGCCTAAGATCCTCAACGTGTATATCACAGTAGATCCGGCCAGGACTAAGAAGAAGACATCTGATCGATCGGCATATGCAGTGGTGGGGATTGATGCGGCATGGAACCGGTATTTCTTAGACGGTGCGTGCCATCGCATGAGCCTGTCTGAGCGGTGGAAGATGTTGTTATACCTCAGAGCTAAGTGGTTGAGGGCGCCGGGCGTACAGTTCGTGAGAGTGGGTTACGAGCGGTATGGTGCTGAGGCCGATATGGACTATTTTGAAGAGGAGATGAAGCGCATGGAGGCATATTTTCCTATTGAAAAGCTGGAATGGAAGAGGGATGGGCCTGATACACACAGAGATAGGGTGCAGAGATTAGAGCCGGACTTTAAAAATTGGAGATACTTTCTACCATATCCCGAGAAGAACGAGGCTGGTGAGAAGCTACCACGCACTAGGATCCAGGCTGAGGCCCAGGAAAGAGGGCAAGGATACCTGGTGTCGAAGCCGATTAAACAGATTGATGAAGACGGCAAGGTGTATGATGTCACAGAGTGGTTCCTGGAGAACGAGTATCATTATTTTCCAGCGATCCACGTAGACCTATTTGATGCCATGAGCCGTTTGTACGATCATGAGCTTGCCGCACCTAAGCTGGTTGCCAGGAAAGACCTGGAGCCTGCACCGGAGGCGACGTACTAAGAGGAGGTTATATGGCAAAGAAGAGCACCCAGAAACCTGCACACCGTATCCTTGATCTATCGAAGCAATGGGGGTTATGGATCACACTAGCAACTATGGCCATTATGGCTGCAATGGCTATCTTTGGGCTTGTGTGATGTCCAATATAGAGGCACCAGAAAAAAACTTCAGGTGTATCTTGTTAGGTGAGTACGTTGATGAAATGCGTGAGAATGGTGTGAGCCGGCACACATTACACATGGCTAAGCACCTAATGATAACCGGAACACCGAGCAAGATGACGATATCAATTGAGCCAGGATATGATGATTTCCTGGACAGCGATGTGATAGCAGAGATAGCGTCGTACGTGGCTGATAAGCTGAAACGGCCCATCGGCATTGTTAACCTGTAATCCTGTTGTGGCCCTGTTATAGTCCTGCAATTATGCAGGAATGATAAATCCAACCGCCCTTGTGGCGGTTTTTTTATGCCTGGAGGTGCCCTATGGCCAATCAGAAGGTGAGGACTCGTAAGATCAGTTGGAAGCAACTGGTTGATAAGCACGAAGGCAAAGAGCGACCGCCCGTGGTTTACAACTTTGGGCACGGTGTAACCAAGGTCGATACTGGCCCTAACAAGGGGATATACGAAAAATGATTGAGCACGAGATTGTTAGCAGCCCCGCTCAGATCAAGAAAGAAGCATGGTTGGTCACGTTGTGCAAGAACGTGGCTGAAACCCTGCATAAGCACTACCCAGGCCATGCGTGGGCGGTTCGGGTGTATGACGAGCATCAGGGTGTGTTGGCCATACAGAACTTGGCTTTATCCGGTCAATGGGGGTTCATGATGAAACTTGACGATATCGACCCGGATATGAAGTTCGTTATGCGTGCCGGAGGTGATCTGCTGGAGCGCTATAACCTGTCCCGTGGCCGGCTGAGGATGGATGAAATGGCTGATGTGGATTATGGCCTGACGGGCGACGCAAAGCCGGTACACCTAGATAAATGATCAACGAAGCTGCTAAGAAGACAGAGAACGTGCCGGTAGATGATTGGCTGCAACTGGCGAAGCACGCCTACACATCGTCTACCACCTGGTTGGATGCCAATCTTCGTGTGCAATGGGAGCGTAACGTTGCATTACACAGGTCTAAGCACCCCCGAGGCTCGAAGTATCACACTGACACTTACCAGCATCGGAACAAAGGATTTAGGCCGAAGACACGGACGGCAGTGCGTAAGAACGAGGCGGCGGCGGTTCGTGCGTTCTTTTCCAATGGTGAAATCACCAACGTAGAGGCTGAGGACCAGAATGATCCAAATCAACAGGCATCGGCGCATGTTGTGAAAGAGCTGTTGCAGTACAGGCTGACAAAGACGATACCCTGGTTTGAGCTTACTGTAGGTGCCTTTCAAGAGGCAATGGTGATGGGCATTGTCTGTTCCCACCAATCATGGATCAGGGAGCGCAAGAAAAGGGAGGTGGTAGAGCGGTTCGTGGACGAAGAGGGTAACCAAATCCTGGATGAGGAGGGTAACCCAGCGGTTGAGAAGAGGACTGTCGTTGAAACGCTCAAGGATCAGCCTGATATCCGCCTGGTAGCAGCTGAGAACCTACGTATTGATGCCGCGGCCAATTGGCTAGACCCAGTGGGCACCTCACCGTTCATCATCGAGATGATCCCAATGTACCTCCAGGACATCCGTGACAAGATGAACCAGACCGACCCCGAGACCGGTGAACCGAAGTGGAAGCCCATTAGTGAGGGTGACCTACAGTCGGCGGTAGCACACCAGTGGGATTCTATCCGGCAGGA